CCTTCCCCTGGAGTTGGCGTAGTTCCTGTTCCGACTGTGCCACCACCAACGCCTGTTGGGTCAGCAGGATTTGCTCCTGCAGGAACTCCACTAGGGGCTCCCATGTTTGCTTGTTGTTCACCAGGGGCAGGAGTCGCTTCGCCAGTTGTTTGTCCATTGTTCAATCCTTTTAGTATCTCAGCAAATATCTGAGCTTCGTTTACATCATTAACTAATTCGTCAGGGTCCATATCCTGAGCTATAGCTAACTCTTTAATCAACGTAGGTAACTTAACAAAAGGAGCAAGCATAGGATTTGTTACTGTTTGTAGTAACATTGTTAACCTTTGCGATCTTACTTCTTTCTGCATTACAGACGATGTACCTTTAGGCTTGATCTCCAAATCACCCATTATGTCTTCTTCATCCTCTGAGAACTGCATATTCCACATGAACATACTTTCTCCTAAAGGTCTTAGAAGGTGGTCATCTATGTTTTTGATTACGGTCTTAATACCTAAAGAGGCAGAACCCATCAACATAGATAATCCTGATGCAGTACGCCCAGTACCAGTCACGCCTGTTTGTCCGTGACTTATACTTGGTATACCAGTTTCTTCGTCAGCAAGTTGTCTTGCCTTATCATACATTTGTAAATTTTCTACAGCAGTGCTTGGAAACTTAATTCCTGTAATACCTGTACCAGGAGCACCTGACTGTCTTCTAAATATCTTTCCAGGATATATATCCATAGACTGTCCTGGAACCATCATGTTTTCGTCTACTTCAAAAATAAGATTACCTGCTAGTGCTAAGTTATCAATAGCCATACGTACATGTCCATTCATAAGAAGCTGTGCATCTTCCATATTTTCAGCTACACCTATACCAAAGAATCTATATGGGTTCTTTTCGTAAGGTACAACTTGATATGGTAATCTTTCTGGTACAAATGGGTTAAGAACTACTCTTAGTATCTCATTACCACAAATCCAAGCATTAATGTGTACTTGATCTAGGTCAGATGTAGATTCTGGTATGTCTAATTGTATTTCTTTAGCCATTTTAGCATCTAAAACACCCCAATATTCTAGTACTTCATAACGACCTTCACTGTATGTAGGGTCATTATCCGCATATAAATCATGCTCAAAATACCTTTCTTCGTACTGTGTACCCATGTATAGTGATGCTTCTATAGCATCTTTGTCAAAAAACGGTCTATTAGCAAGGTCACGTAATTGTGATCTGTTCATTCTATGACGTTCTACTACATATTCTGCATCATCTAGGCTTACAGCAGAAGGGTCAGGATATAAATCCCAACAAGAAACGGCATTTAATCTAGGCACTAACTTGTCTTGTGGGTCATAGAATCTAGTACCATCGTCATCCTTAGACCATTTGTGTATTACTTTGTTATGGTTAAATGGTCCTTTAACAATACCTGTACCTAACAGACACTGCTCAAAGATACCTTTTCTGAGTTCGGAAACTGCTGAAGCATCTAGTAGTTGGTCATGGATTAGTTTCTCCATTTTACGAGCTGCTTCCTTGGCAGGAGATAGCTGTGGTTCTCCCATATTAGATGGTCCTGCAGCAAGATTAGCTTCAGCCATGTCTTTTTCATATGGACCTAAATCTAATTCTTGTTGTTCTTCTTCAGGTTCTGTAGCTTCTAAAGCTCCTGCAGGTAATTCTCTACCATCTCCTTCAAACCCATAAGGGTCTGTTTGATCTAATTGTTGATCTACTGGTGTTTCTAGGTGAACAAACTCTTCTATACCTTCAGGCATAGGGGTAGGGTCTACAGAAATCGGAACCTTACCATTAGAGAAAAGTATATCTACTAGCTGCCCAAAAGCAGCAAGCACTTTTACTTTTGTTATCTTAACAGTAACTTTAGAACGTTCTGATTGCCTATAGTCTTCACTATCTTCTGAAGTGCCTCTATAGTTTTTGTAAGCACGTAACCAACGTTGTTCGTCAGCTAGGCGACCATCTTCTGCTTGTTTATACTTTGATCGTATATAGCCTGCTAAACCAGACATTTCCTCATCGGTAATATCTTTCTGTTCGCCAGTGCCTATTAGTTCACCTATCTCAGCCATTTTAGTAGTCTTTTTGGTCAGCTAAAGCATTAAAATTAGAATCTACTTGATTCTTGCCTGAAAGGCTTGCTTCGTTAACAGAGGATTCGTCAGCGTGGGAATACTTTGTCTTAACCCAACTTTCTAATTTTTCTCTAGAAAGTTTTGTTTCGTCTTCCATGCCAAGATCACCTTGTTTATATTTTCCATATAACGGCATTTTCATCTCCTTTTGTTGTTAAAAATTAATATCCAAATATAGGGTCCTGTACTTCATACCTATCAAACTCTTTAGGCTTTCTAAACCTAGGATGGTAGTAAGGACTATTTACCAACCTAGTCATGCACATATATCTTAAAGCATCGTAAGCATGATCCTCTGCTTTTGTATCTACATCCTCTGGGTTTGTTTTACTTAGAGGTAGTGTAGGTAAAGTTCTTATCAACTGGCTACAGTGATTAAATATTCTAAGTCTAGGTTCTCCCATGTCGTTCTTACCTAAACGTTTATGCATCTCTATCTTACCTGCCAGTCTGTCTCTATTAGAAGCCATCCACCTTAGGTTAAACCTATTCATGGACTCTGCTATACTTAAACCATGTCCTGTTCTACTAAAACATGATTCGTCTAATACTGCTGTTTGCATAGTAGGATCATCATACTCTAGTTCCATAATCCTTTCTGCTAACCCTTCTCCTGTGTAGCCTTTTCCGTAAAGCTCTCTATATATCCATAGGTTACCATCATAATCGACAGCACCCCATAAAACACAAGAAGGACTAGAGTAACCGTAGTCTGCAGCCCTAATACGAGCCCAAGACCTAGGAATCTCAAAGGGGTCAACAACATGTACTGAACGATCAAACTCAGCAAACGCTGCACCATCTGTGACATCCCAGTCTCCTTCTAATAATCTTCTTCTCTCTACTTCTGGTAGAGAATACAACATAGCCTCATATTCCCCTGAAGCTATAAGGTAGGGGTTATCCGTTAGTCTTGCAGGGATGAATCTTCTTTGGAAGAGGGGTTTTCCTGCTTTTTCTTGGGCTGAGGCTCCGTATCTGAGGATAGTACCTGATTCAACATCTTTAGCCCAAAAAGGCGTATTTGGCTCGGCAGCATCAATATACATCTTTTTAACCCACCAACCGCCCATTCCACCTGGGTTAGCTGTGCAACGCATGTACGGTATAATGCTTTGATCCGTAGTACGGAGTCTTGAACGAAGGTACTCCCATACGTAAGGAGTTGGGTAATGCGTGATTTCATCGATTGCAATCCAGTTAAAACTTTGTCCTTGATATCTTGTAACATCTGTGTCTCTATCTAAATATGAAAATAAAATCGTAGCCCCTGATGGGAATACCCAAGTCGATTTACTTTCTCTAAATATAGCTTCTGGGAAAGCCTTCTTATATAATTGCCTACTTTTGTCTATAAGCTCTGTTAGTTCGCCCAATGTCCTTCTAAGAAGCAATCCTCTATGATTAGGATTGTGGGCATATCTTAATGCATCTGCAAGTAGGGCATATGATTTACCTCCACCTGCTGCACCACCATAAAGAACATCACGTTCAGGTGCTGCTAGGAACTCCATCTGAGGACCTGGATTCGGCTTGAACGCAACTTCCTGTTCCGCAACAAACTCCTGAAACGCAGTTGGTGCATCCGCAAGCACATCTTCCGTTATCGCAGCCTTTCCCTCTATCGCCTTGTCGAGGTGTTTGAACTTCTGTATCTTTTCTTTCTTTAATTGTTTCTGCCTCGATAGTTGGTTCTTATGTTTCTTAATCTTCTTGTCTCTATACCGCAACTGGGCTAGAGCAGCTCTACGAGCCTTTTCCTTAGCTGATAATCTATATCGACCTTTCTCTCCTTCTTTGAGTTTAGGTCTTCCTTTTTTCTTAGGTGTTTCCAAGTACTTCAGCCTCTACATCTGATAGTTCTAACTCTTCTGCTTTTTTTGCAGGTAACAAAACAACAGCATGTACGTGTTTGTTTTCTGTTACTACTTCTTGTCGTTTAGATATACCACATCTATCAAGTATGTCAGTTGCTGCTTCAAACCTAAGTTTCTGTCTAGCTATTGGTTCTTCTGTGTTTCCTGATAAAGCATCCTTTATCTGTCCTACTGCATTGGCTGTTGTCGTTGCTAACAATCCTTTTGCTCTGTCTATAATGTGAGGTCGCATAGCTTTCGATACTGAAGACCTTGAGGACTCCGAATAGCCTGCTTGCAATAGACTTTGGGTGATATTCCCAAAGGTTTTTTCTCCTTCCGCAAAGTATGCGTCAAGAAAATTTTGTTGTTTCTCTGTTAATTCTTGTGATTTTTTACGTTGTGGTGTTAACATTATCTTGGATATACCTTACCGCCATTAGCGTATCTTTTGTTTTGTGATATGTATTTCATTACTCCACCCTTTTTAGCGTAGGTAGAAACGTTAGTGGGCTTACCTCCTACTCCTTGTGCTTTTGATCTTTTACGTTTTACAGCACTAGCCCTTTGGCTTTTAGACATTCTATTTGCTTGTGCTCTAGGAACACACTTAGGATATTTTCTTTTAGAACCTCTAGCAGACTTTCTACCGCAGGATTGAAACTTACCATCTACCTTTTTGGCTCCTATATCTACCCAATCGCCTTTCGGTCCTTTACCAAACCATTCTTTTAGGCTCACTTATAGCCTCCGCCACGTTTTTTATATTCTCTAACTAGCCATGCATTTGCATATGCTGAAGGGTAAACCTTAAATTTTCTTTTAGCTGCTGCTTTTACAGAAGCATATAGTTTAGGATTTGTAGGTGTAGGACCCTTCTTCTTTGCTTTTTTCTTTGTTTTCTTTTTAGCTGCCACTAGTTATACCTACGTAGTAAATGTTCTACACCTCTGTAAGAACCTCGTCTATAACTAACTTTCATTTTTGTTCTATCGAGTTTGTAATCAGTACCTCTGTATTTCTTTTTAAGACCTTTTCTTATGTCAACTAGAGGATATTTAATAGTTTTTAAGTTTGTTTTATGTACTCTTTCCATAACAATCTCCTTTATATATTAACAATAAAATGTATAGTATGTGCTAAACCGACAGTAAAAAGTATACCTATCGCTATTTGAATAATGCCTATTATAACTTTCATCTAGCATTTCCATCTTCTTCTCGCCTGCCTAATACGTGAATTAGGATTGTTTCTTGTTTTAGCGGAACTTCTTTTCAGTTGTCCCAGTGATCTTGCACAGTAAGACTTACGTCTTTTTGCTGCCTTACTGCCTTTCTTTACTTTACCAGTTACGGCTGTCTTCAGTTTAGAGCCAGGGTTTGCCTTTCTGTAGGCTTTTACACCCTTGGCTGTCATACCTGCACCTTTTTTAGTAGGTCGGTAATTAGCACCCTTACCTTTCGTAGTTTTAGGTATGGACTTGGCTTTCTTCCTAGCCATTACATAGTTCCCATAGGTTTCCTTGGGTTAGGCATGTTGGCACTTCCACCATACTTTTTATTTTCAGATGTATAGTTTTTCATTTTACCACCGTAAGACATTTTCTTTCTGGTCTTACATACGTTACCGCCATGACCCATATCTTTTTTCTTTTCAAATCCTTTAGCTCCTACTTGAATAAGATAATCTTTTCTGGTAATCTTACCATCACCACTATGATCTTTTAAACTCATTATGATTTACCTTTAGATGGGTATATTTTACCACCATTAGCATATCTTTTATTCATGGATGTGTACATCTTTCCACCACCCATCATGCCTTTTTTCTTTTTCATTTCACCACCGTACATTTTTCCTTCTCTCATAGGTCCTGTTTTTGGTTTTCTTTTTCTAGGACCCTTTTTATTAGCCCCAATTCTATCAAAGAATTTCCTACCACGATTAGCTATTCCCATTTCATACGCTTCAAGTTCTTTAGGCGTCATTTTAGACGTATCTACTTTATCCAAAGCTTTTCCAGTTCTTACAGATTCCTTTGCATCATCTATATTTCGTTTTATACTACGTATTGCCACTTCTATATCTCCTAATTGTTTATTAAATGCCTACAGAAGGGTGAAGAGAGGTAGAGAAAAACGTTGCATCTTCCTAAGGCTTGCAAGCTCTTGATGGGTTACATATACTACCTCTCGAGGTAACCCCCTTCATGTACCCTATTATAGAACTAATGTTGCATTTTGTCAACACAAAAAAAAATTTTACTACTTGACAGAATGGATATTTGCATGTATACTGGGGTTAACCCCCCAGGGTTAATACTATATATAGGTAGGCTTTTAATTTCCCTCAGTTTCTGACTGGGGGTTTTTTTTGTTTCCTATTAAGAGTAGGCAAAACTTATTGCGACTCATTCTCAACTAACTAAAAAATAATAAAAATCTGGCATCTGTGTATACGTAAGTGTACTCCCCCCCTAGTGTCTCTTGCGTGCCAGACCCTTGGTTTTCTCAGGGTTTTTTTGCGCATAATATATATTATGTCTTTAGTGCGTGTTTTGTAGTTTTCGGTTTACTCTTAAAAGTTAGACATAGATATATTCATATATATATTTTTTTACCATAGAGATGACAAAATAACTGATTGTATTTTGCTAAGTTGTTTTTTTAGGGGTCAATCGAGAGGGGGTGGGCGTACCTTTTCAAACAGATATAAATGGGGTACTGGCGTTTTATAATTATATAATCAATAAGTTAGGGATTATTCAAAGCAAAGAAAAACCCCCTGCAAATTAATGCAAGGGGTCAGGG